CTCAAACACGTTTGGTTCGCTTAACCCGCTCCTGTTGAAATCGGACATCCTTAACGATAGTTCAGTTCTTGGACTTCAAGCACGGCATCCGTACCACCTTCACGGATTACCCGCGCACTCAGAAACAAGTCTCGCGGCCAATATGCCATCGTTCCCAACGGATAATCAAATCCCTTGGTACTCGTTGGATCAGTTGCCCCGTCAAACGTTACCCGAATGGAAGCACCAGTAACCTGTACCAATACATGGGTAGCACTAGCATTCAAGGTAAAGCTGCCCAACGCCTGAATCGTGTTAGCTGACGAGCTAACCGTTACCTGCTTGTGGGTTGTCCCAGGTTGCGCTAAAGCCTGCGCTGGCGTATTAACAATGCGTGAGTTTGCCATATCTATCGTTGTTGTTTGTTAAGATGCGTGGAATACCTTACCGAGAAAAGGTTCCTGTTATTCTTCTGTTCCAGTCGAAAAAGCTCACTATCCAATGAACGCCGCGCCTCGGCATGATACACTGCCGCATTCTCAGTCTGTCCATCTCCAGTGTAGAAATCTGCCAATGCCGTGAATAGCATAAAGTCCAGAAACTCTTGCGGAATATCTGTGCTTTCCTCCGTAAACGCCGGATTGTAAGCCTTTTTGTACGTCACATACACGCTGGTAGCACCATCATCTATGTAGACAATGTTTGCGCCGCCAGACGTAACATAAAACCTGTACTCATGCGCGGCTAACTGATCATAGGCATCCGTCTTATGGATGCGGATAAACTCCCCAATGTCATCTTTGGTAATCTGCGTAAACGGAACCACCGCATTAGTACAGGTACGTTCTTCTGATACTACCAAGAATCGCGGCCACATATCCGATTCATGATAGGCATTCAATGCTGCCCGGTTAAACGAGTTTACCAAAAAGAAACTGTCAGCAGCCGTCAAGGTTTCCAAGCCAGCAAGTGCTTGGAACTTCCGCGAAGCATCAGTGTATGTAACATCTTGTGGCATTATTGTTTAACTTACTGGACATTATTATCCATCATAGCACCGCTATTGATTGGATTTCCACCTGCCTGCAAATTATGCCTACGGAATTGCGTCATTGGGCGGTACTGCAAAACATCATGGCGGAACTGGCGACTTTGGTTGCGAACCTTGTCAATCTCTGCCCGTAAAATCATTTCCGCATTTTGTTCTTCAACTTGCGCTTTTTCGGTTTGCCCATCACCCCGTAGGAAATCAGCATAAGCACCAAATGCAGCATATTCAAAGAATTGGTAAGGAACGACCGAACTGTCATTTGTTTCATCTCCTATAAAACCGCTAGTGCTACTATCGGATGCTTTAATCATGGCAACAAGATCCTTGCGATATGTTACAAAAACAGATACCGAATCTAATGCCGCGCCAGTATTAACAATAGTTACAGCAGGATTGCCGCTGCTATCCAATGAAGAAATAAATGTGTATTCCTCTGGATAACGTGTAGTAAATGGATTGGTCTTGTGAATCCTAAACACAACATTTGCATCACTTGCTAACTTTGCACCCGATGCTCCAGTTACGTTATAGGTTTGGATTTGATTGCCATCTGCACTTGCAAGACTTACGCTTTCACCAATAACCGTAAAGTCGGGCCAAGGATACCGCTCATAAGCTGTGCGGATACGGCGATTGACACTTTGCCGAAGAAATGAAGCATCAGTTGTTTCCAATGCCTGGAGTCCGGCAATAGACCTAAACCTTTCCACAAGATTAAGATAAGTATCTTTGGGGTATAAGGCTGGCATAGGTTAAATTCTGGATGTTGAAAGGTGCGGAAACTTTTTCTGGAAATACTTCATAAACTCTCGGCTATGTACTTGTTCGTGCCCATACTTCCGAACCAAGTTAAAAAATTCCCAAGCGGGAATCTCGGCAACGTGTTTCCCTAACGGGGTAGTCTTGCCTCCTTTGTATTGCTTCGCTTCTTGTGCCGCGGCAGCAACACGCTTTTCCTCCATAGCTTCCTTCAACTGGATACCGCTGCGAATCTCACGCTCCAATGCACGATTCGCCACATCATCGCTCCACTTGGGTTTAGCTATTTCAATATAGGGCATAAATTGAAATAAGGGGATGCCCCGGAATAGAACCGGGACATCACCCTAAATAAGATTAAGCAAACTTGCCAAGGTCCACAATACGCAGACCAATAACAACTTCACCCGCCGTCAAGTTGGCAGTCGTACCATTCACTTCCAAGAGGATATTCTCGGCAGTGTTGGAACCATCAACAGCTTGGACGTATCCAGTCGTGAACGCATCACCCGTGTTAAACACAGGAGCACTCATACCATCAACATCCAAAGCGTCAATGTATTCATCTGGATCACCGGCAGTTGTTCCAATATCAAACGCAATATCGGAAGTACCAGCCAACGCCACGGATTCGTAAACACCAACCAACTCAACAGCACCGCCAGCAGGCTTAACAGCGATAGGCAGTTGCCCAGCCGTGCCCAAGGCCAAACCCGTAAACGGGTCAGTGCCAAGTTTGATTTGGTTGAGATCATCAAACGTCAGTTTGAGAACGTGGGTGAATACACCCTTTTCATTGTTGCTCAGTTCAGGCATAGTAATTTACCTCCAGATTAGGCGGTTACGTCGGTGATCTTGCCGAAAGCACCAGGGTGCTTAACAAGCAAGGTAAGGGCGGCATCAACATAGCCACGCTCACCACCACCTTGGTTTTCCAACATCGTGGAACCAAGAGGAATAAGCTCGGCAACACCAATCATCGACGGGTCAATGAAGTATCCTGTGTCTTGGTCGGTTGTGTCAGGCGCACAGTCAGGATTCATGTTCACGATGGAAATCATGCCATGATCCGAATCGTACAGCGAAACCGAGAAGGTAATCTTCTTAGCATCAGCATCCTGATTAACCGTGTAAACCGTGCTATTGGAAACAGCTTCCGTACGCGCAAAGTTGCTAATAGTGCGGCGGAGAGCCGTGTCAGCAACCAGCGTAAGGTTCTGCGTGTTACCACTCACACGATAAATGCTGGTGATAATGTCGTTAAGGTCGGTTTCCGTAAATGCACCGGAAGGATGAATCGAAGCAGAAGGGGTGCGGTAGTCCGAAGGAACATCCGAAGGACCAGCACTATCAATCCAGTCGCCCAAACCACGCATCTTGTACGGAAGACCGCCACCAGACTGCGCTTGCCTGTCGTTGTTGGAGCAAATAGTCGCTTCGATGTCGCGCTTGATTTCACGCACAGCCTTAGCTTCCGCTTCCGCAATCTTGGCAGGACCAACCGAATCAACAGCCTGTTGCAGGTCGGACACCTTGAAGTCACGGCGGAACTTCTGGATGTAGTTTCCAAGCCGCGCACGGTTTTCAAACTGGTCGGTAAAGGAGGTGACATCAGCACCTTCCGCGATACCGTCCGTGTTAACCGGAGACAGCTTGTCTACCGTCCACTCAACAAAGGTGGAGGTAGCTTTGCTCTTTGGAGCCATAGAAAGAATCGGCGTTTCTTCGGGAGCAAGAATGGTCAAAACATCCAAGAGTTGCTCACGATTGGAAACAGCAGATCCCTTATTCGTTACGTCATAAGTATTTGAGAATGCCATTAGTATTATTTCCTAAATCGTCGTTGTGCAGTTCTGAGGGCAACAAAGTCATCCTTACTGCCAGCGGTCACAAAACGTTGTTGAAGTTCGTTAAGTTGTTTCTTGATTTTGGTGTCATCCCGCTCAACCCCTCTAGCAACACTACTGGTTGGGTTGGCCGGTGGACGTACCTTTGTTGTTTGCCGTGGTTCGCTGCCAGCTTTCTTCTGAACAATAGAGTTCAGAGCGTGGGCCAAGATATAGTTTAACCGTGGCGCAATTTCAGGTACATACTTTCGGATCTTCTTAATCGCGGCATCTTCCAAAACCATTTCCAACTGCTTGCGATTGTCATTATCCGTTTCATTGTACCAAGGAATTTCCTTGCCAATTTGTTCTTCAAGCGCATTCGCCACCTGTTGGCGTTGAATGTCTTCTTGGATTTCCTTAAGCCGCGCTGGTAAGAAAGTTTCCTTAGCTTTCCTCGCTTTCTTTAGGTAATCCCGAACCTGGCGTTTGGTCATTTCCTTGCCATCAACCTCGGTAATAACATCATCGAAGCCGGAATGTTCGTTCTCATCGAGAACTTCTTCCGCCCATTCCTGAATCTTGGTAAACTCTACGAATTGCTCCTGCAATCCTTCGACATCCTTAATGTCAGTAAATGGGTTGTTTTCGATTGGTTTTTGGGGTTCAAGCGGATTAGCATTGTCCTTGAGTTCCTTTAACTGTTGCTCAAGTTGTGCCGCCCGCTCTTCTGCCGCTTTCCGTTTGGCTGTCAGTTCACCATACCGCGCAAGTGCCTTACTCCGTAATGCATCACGCAACTGGTCAACCTCATCCTCCGAAAGGTCATCAAGATTTAACTTTGAAAGAACAGATTCAACTTCATTTTCTGCCTCGGCATCCTGAGATTCCTCTATACCCTCTGGTTCGGATTCATCCGCAGAATCGCCTACTGGCTGTTCCGCTTCCTCAGTCTCAGCCTCCTGTACCTCTTCCTGTATAGGTTCTTCATCAAAAGGTACAACCTTTGACTTCAACCTGTGAAGAGACCATTCGTCCAAAGACATATTGGTACGCGTTTCCGATGGTTCATTAGTGGGTGTACCATCGCTTACACCCGGAGTGACTTTGTTATTCATAGATGTTTCGCTGCCTTTTACGCCGCCGCGTTATGCGTGTATGACTATTGTAGCATATGGGTTTACAACTTTTCCAAAATGCTCAAAATCTCA